ACTTCCCCAAACCGTACCGTTCATTGGTCACCAGATCGAAGAAACACCACACCGGGTTGTCAGTCCATGAAAGCTGCCACGTCCCGTCCCACTCGCCGGTGTACTCACGCGTCGTTGCATCATAGTTCGAGGGTACGCGCACAATCAGTCCGCGAATTTCATAGCCCCGCGTGGGGATGTTCTGAAACTGCGCTGCGTCAATCTGCATCGCCACTAGCGCTGTGTTCGGGTAGGTAAACTTACCGTCCACGATTTGTGTATAGGAATCGACATACACCTTGTCGATCAGCGCGCCCGACGTACTATCAGCCGTAATGCGCCGGATGCGAATATCCCATGGGCCGCTTGCTGGTAACTCGATGCGATAGGCGCGCTGATAGCGCGAGATAGTCTTGCCGGAAATGGTGTCATTAACCATTTCCACGTAGCCGCCCCCGTTGTTCTGTACGTCAATGGCGATATTCACTGCTGCGCCGGACACGTCACCGCTCGATGTGTCCTGCGTCGTAAGCTGCGGCACGGACAGTGTCACACGCACGGCATTTATACCGCTAACCGAAATAGTGCGCACGACTGGGGACGCATTCGTGACGATGACGTTCACCGCAATTTCCGATTCAGCCGCCGGGAAGCCGGGAATATAAGCCTGCGCTTGCGTGCCCTGCGTCTCAACCAGCGTCACACCGGAAAAATTACTCGTGCCGTCAGCGTTCATGACGGGTGTACCATCGAGATACACAGACGCTAAACCGTTCACGAGGCCGTCAATTTCACCCTCACTAATAGCGTCAATGAAGCGCGCATACTGAATTGAGCGCAGTGTGTTGGGCGATTCTTGCGCCGTATGCGCGCCGCCGCCACCTTTTCCACCGCCTGCGCCCGCAATGATTTTACGCGTCAAGACTTAATGCCTCCGCCGCGAGTCCGGCCGAAATCACCTGTGATCCACAGATCACGCGACCATAGCAGATTGGCACGGCATTACCCTGCGCGGCGGTATTCACCGCCCCATCAAACGCGTATGACGCACGAGCATCGGGACGGTCCGGGGGCTGTTGTGCGCGAGGGGGTGCGAAAAGCATTTGCGAAACGCCGCCCGCGATCAATGCCCAGCCCACGCTCGACAAACCTGACGAACCGTAGGAGTAAATATAATCCACCGCCACGAGAATGACGCCAACAATGGTTTGCAACAAGCCGCCTTTCTTCGCACCTGCCAAGACAGGCACGATGCGAATGGTGTCTTTTGTAGCTGTGGGATCGCCTAATTGGCGCGCCTCTAGTGCGCGGCGTCCACCCACGAGCACGCGATAGTGTCCACCGTCAATCACGGCGCGCGTGAATCCTTTTAGTGTCGCTTTCAACGCGCGCACGGCTTCAGCGGGGGAGCGCACATCATAGCGATGTATGCGCCCGAAACGCTCAGCTAAATGCCCATAAAGTAAGACTGTGCGCATTACATCAAACTCCGATGCCGTAGTGTGTGCGTGGTGCATTTGCGAAGCCATCCGCCATACACATCACGCGCGGATAAACGATTGTAAAGATGGTGGGCGATTAAACCGTCACCGAGATAAACTGCTGCGTGGTTGGGAACTGGGCTACGTATTTGCATCAATAGCGCGTCGTGCTTTTGTAATGTGCCGTCAGTAATCCGCACAAAGCCTGCACCCTCGAAACCGTCAACGTAAAGATTCTGGCCCTTTAACCACCATTCATCATCGCGCACATGATTCGCAAGCGCGATGCCCTGCTCGGCGTAATAATCGCGTATCAGGGTGTAACAGTCCGTGACGCCATGGCAAAAACTGCGGCCGTATAGCGGCATAGTAGTAACCTCGGGATAAATCCACTGCGCATCGTCGGACGGGCATCCGACGATAAGCCACGGCAGGCCCGATTGTGCGCAACCTGCGTAATCTGCGTCCGAAGGCGCGGCGGACGCGTTGGGGTGTGAATGCACCACGGCAATGACCTTCCCAGCATCCTCCACCGCTGCGTAATCCTCCGCGTTTAAACGAAAAAACGCGCCGGGTTCCACGGAGTCGTTCCGACATGGGCGATACTCGATATGCGGACCGATTCGCACCAATAACCCACACGATTCGCGTGGATATTCGCGCGCAGCGTGCACGCGAATCGCTGCAACAAGATCGAGCGTCAGCGAATTAGGCCGCATGCCGGGAATGCTCCATATGGCAACTCGGCGGTAGCGCCGAAGCGTAACTTGCACGATGTGACGCGCTTACCGCATTGATCGGCGTCAGCATCGGACGTGGGTACGTCATTTTTATCCGCCACGGGACCGCCCGCATAACCACACTCCGCACTGCGATATTTCCACGGGCACGCGTTTTGTGTGAACTGGCGGCGGGGAAGATTGACGCCCTCCACATCCGACGCCGCTGCTAATTCAAAAGCCAGCGCGGTAGCGTCCTCGGATGCCTTGCGGTCAATGAACCACACGTCGTCAGGAAAAATCGCCGTCGGATCGGCTGAAGGATTAACGCCGCCCTCAAAGTTCACGGCGTCGAGGTATTGTAAAAAGGTGCGGCGGCGCGTTAGTTTCGCACCAACAAGCCCGTCAAGTTCGCGCGTCAAGGCACCGACTAAACCGGTGATGTTGGCAACCTTGAGTGTTGGGCGGGGCATCGCACCCGTGCCACTGCGCTCAAAACCGGTCGCCTCGACTGGGAAACGCGTATACGTGTCACCGTCAAACACAACGTCGTTCCCAAGTTCGTTGACGCCGTTATGAAAGCGTAGAACGTCACCACCGAGCGCCGTGGAGTCGAGTATATACAACTCGACAAGCGGGCCGGGCGACAGTTTTTGCACATCGGCGCTAATCATCGCCAAAGCGTTCCTCAAAGGTTGCCGTCACACGTTGTACTGATGCGTCCAGCATGTCCACATTCCAATCCCGACAAATCCAGTTGCCACTCGCGCCGCGTGGTGGGGTCCAAATGAACGCCTCGACCCCTGCGCGTGCTGTGAGGAAGTCCGTTACATCGTCGATACTTGTGGTTTCGGCAGTAAACGCAACTTGCCACATACGCGGAAGCGTGTTGATGCCGTCGGCAATACGCTGTTCGTAACCGTCACCGAAGCGCGTTGATAATACGCGCGGTATGGTGCGCTCTTGCGCGCCCGGCGCTGGTGTAAATGTAAAAGTTTCCATTATGTCGCCAGTAATCCGCCGGGGCGCTTCTCTTGCATCAACACGCCGCGCACAGCGTTGGCAAGCGTATTGCCCAGCCGCCATGATTGGGCGTCGTCGCCCTCAACCTGTGAGCCGCGTGCATCAACCGTAACCGACACGTTGGTACTCATGCCGCCACTGCTCAAACCCGTGGAAGGAATCACGCGCCCGGCCGCTGCGGGCACGACAATCTCCGGCCCCTGCTCACCCACCAGGATTGGACCACCAGCCGGAAAATCGCCGCCCTGCGCGAATGCAGGCAAGCCGATCACACTACCGAGCCAACCGGCGGCACCCGAGACCGCATTGCCGATGCCCTTCTGTAGATTGATTCGGATAATGTCGGTAATCACGGAGTCCGCCAGACTCTTGAAGTCGAGCTTGCCCGTCTTGACAAACGCGGTGAGTGCGTCCATCCCGCCTTTAGCCCATTCTGCCGTAGCGTCCTGCATCTGCTTGGTGGCGTTCTGCCACTCGCGCGCTTGCTTATCAAGCGCCGATTCAGACTCGCGGGCGGCCTGTTTCTGCCGTTCCTCAAGCCATGAGTAGTACGCATCCATCGCTTTTTGCTGTTCCGCCGTAGCAGACTTTCCGGCCTCGACCCAAAGCCCGAGATTCTTCAGCTTTGTTTTGACTTCCCCGTCGTCGGCCTTTAAGCGAAATTGCGCTTTTGTCGCAGCATCCTCGGATAACTGCGCTTCAATCTCAAGGCGTTTTTTCGCCAACGCTTCAATCTCGCTTTGGCCCTCTTTCGACATGAAAAGCGGGCCAGTCTTGCTGCCTTGCTGCTGGTCGGCGGGCTTTGCCGCCGCCCGCGCATCATTATCCTTTTTGCGTAATGCCGCAAGTTTCTGGTCCACCGCGTCAATCGCCATCGACAGCGAGCGCGCATCTTGCATCGGCATTCCAAAAGGATCGCTGGCGGCCACGTTATTCTCCGCCACGGCAAGCTGATCCATCAATGTCGTGCGCTCGCGCAATAGCTTGTCGTATTCGCGTGCGCCCTCGGTCGCGTTGAGCAGCCCCAAGTCCTCGGCAAACGTGCGTACCATGTTGGTCGTCTGCATCATGAGATTGCCAAACTTGACGAGCAACTCGCCAGCCGCGAGTAATGCCGGTCCCCAACTAATTTGAAGTGCGCGCGCCGACGCCTCAAACTGTAACGTCAGCGCCTTGGATTTCTCCACGCCGCTCGAATCCATGACCTGTCCCGTGGCGACGGCCTCCGCGCGGAACTCGCGCATATTTGCCGTGGAAATAGCCAGCGCGTCGGCGTTGGCCTTTGCCTGCTTGCCAAATGCGCCGACTGCGCGCGAGTTTCGATCCGACACGTTTTCAAAGCCCGCCAACGCACTCGTCGCCTGTACGAACAACCCTTCCATGTCTTTACCACGGAGATCGTCCGTGGTAATACTGAGTTTTGCGAGCGCTTCCTGCGCTGATTGCACGCCGTCACGCGCGTCGCCCACCGTCTTGACAAAAGTGGACATCATGGCGCTGGATTGTTCCGACGTCGCGCCGCCTTTGCGAATAGCGAACTCTAATTCCTGCGCCGCATCCGTAGAGAGTCCAAGATTTTCGGACATTTCCTTAATTGATGCACCAAACTGCGCATTGGCCTTAACCGCTTCGCGGCCCATGTTCAACACGTAGCCCGTGATGAACGTCCCGCCCACAACATTCAAGCGCCCAAAACTCTTTTCAATCCCGGCAAGTGTGGCGTTCATCCGCGCGGCTTGCGATTCGAGAAGTGAAGCGGCCCGCCCCACTCCCTGCTCGAATTGCGCCCAATTCGCAGATAATTCCACCAGCATATTACCGACTGATTTTGCCATTTATCCCCGCTTCTGAAACGCTTTTAAAATGTTGTCTGCGAGTTCGCGCTCGTCCTGACGCGCCAATACTTCCCGATCCACAAAGGGCATGTAATCGACAGCACGCAGCTTGGTGCCTTCTTTCACGTGTGGCGAAAGTAGATTCGCAACCATGATGCCCATGCGCAGATCGGCGCGCACATCGCCGAAAGGCTGCGCGCGGTCGTACGCCTCCCATTCCGCCAACTGACGCGCAGTCAAGCACGCCGCCAATTCGTCCGGGTGTAAAACCCCCAGCGCGAGACACAGTTTAAATCGAAACTGTGTAGACGGCTGGGACGCTATTTTTTTTCGACTTCACCCAGTGCGGCGGGAGTCAACGCGTTCAGATCGCTGGCCACGTCATACAGGCGGCTCACGATGTTGGCGTTCTTCTCACCCAGCGCCACTACGTCGGCGTCACCTTTAAACAGGCGTTCGCCTTTGTCATCGACCAAGCAAAGCGACAACACAAGCGGGCGCAATGCTTTTGCAGCACCCGCCACGTCGCCGCCAGCGGCTTTGACGCGAAGGAAATGTGCCTCGATAGCATCGCGCTCGTTCGCTTTCAACGCGCGCACGATCACGTCCCCGCCCCATTCAGGGACAGGGACGCGCCGCTGGCTCAGATCGAGCGCGTCGAGAATAGCCTGACGTGTGAGTAGTGTCATGGTGGATTATGACTCGTGGTGATGATAAGCGACGGGGCCGGAAATGCGCAAGCCGACGTTCAGTTTGACAATGCCGTCAGCGCGACCGCTCAGGCGGTATTCCATCACGTAAGCATCAAATGTCAGCGTGGTGGTGGCGTCATCGGCAAGCGCAAGCTTGAAGCTGCGCAAAGCGCGCGCGGCGCGATCATCGCGCAGTGCAGCGTGCGTCTCGTCGCTTGTGTCGAGATTCAACTCGAAGCTAAACGAACCTTCATCGGCAAGGCCGATCAAGAATTCCTTCGCGGTGGATTCGAGCGTGGTGGCGTCAATTTCAGACGACTTGCCGCCCGGGCCTTCAAACGAAACGACCTTGCCAATCGGCGCATAGGTCAATGGGCTGGTTGAGTCGTCGGGATCGGCACGGTATAAGACTGTGCCTTGGGATTCGATTGCGGGCTTTGTGGTCACTGTTATGTATCCTCTGGTTGACTGATGTTGAACTCTTGCACTACAAAATACACGGGCGGGGTGTCGTTGTACTGGTCACTCTGATTGGTCCACGACGCCCGAAAAGCCGTAGACCCCACTAACGCGTCGCGGATTGCATCCGCTAAATCTTTCGCCGTGGCGTAATCCTCAGCCCACGCGATAACCTCAAACTTTGCCTGTAACAACGTGTCGCGCGTGCCGTCGAGATACATGATGGGATCGGTCCCCACGCGAAAAAACGAAACGGCGGGCAGCGTGATGCCTTCAGGGAAAGCACCTGCATAGATGCGATCCGCGGCAAGTGCGCCGACTGCGCCATCGTCTTGTAGTTGTTGCAGTATGCTCGCTTCGATTGTCATTTGCGCCACTTAGACGTGCTGAATTTACCTGCAAGATTTTCCGCCAGCTTTTCGAGCCGCTTGGAAACTTCCTTACCGAAAAGATCGACGAAACTTGCGGCATTGGCATTAAACGCCGCGCCTAAAAAAGATGTAGTGCGCATCGGGCGGCCCTTGCGTCCCAGTTCCACGAATAATCCCCAAAACGCGTCCCCCGTGGTGATTAAAACGGTGGCATCCGCTACGGTGCCCTTGCCGGGCCGTAAAGTCAGGGCGCGTAAGTTGTCGCGTAAATGACCATAATCCGCGCGACCGCCGCGCCAATACTTCATGGTATTGCGGGCACCACTAAACGGCGCGCGCATTTTAGCATCTTGCAACATGCGCCGGGACGCGGCGCGAAGGGACGCGTTTACCACCTGCTGACGTAATTGCCCGGGCAACGCACGCAACAAGCGCGCGATCTCGTCTGCGCCCTGTAGGCGCATCCGCGTGCCAGAATTGAACGCCACTACCGTGCGGCCTGTTGAGCGCGCGCCAAAATATCCAAACCAAACCGGCGCGGGATTTCCTGCAAGTCGAGGATGTCGAACGCCTGCCCCTCAAACATAATGCGGCAGCGGCGCGTGATGTCTGTCCGGTAACGCACGCGAAACACAACGTCAGTGGTGGCGTTTAGCTGATTGACGGCGAAATACTCGCCGCCCTTCTGCGGGACAATCGTGGCGTACAACACCAGATCGTTGCCCCATGTGGCAGTTTTTCCGCCGCGACCATCCTGCCCGTCTGTCAGTTCCTGCACAGTAATCGGGCGGTCAAGTGGCCCCAGTGTCTTAGGCGCTACCATAAACGCGCGGATGGCCGTAGTAACCAGTCAATCGAACTGCGCTTTACGTCATCGAGCGCCAGCGCATCGGCGCTCCGTGCATCGTACATTTCCGTGATAAGCATCAACAAGCCCTGTTTGAGCCGATCCGGGATATTGTACATATCCGGCGATGCGCCGCTATGATAGCCGCACGTATAACGAATGCGAATACTGCCCGGCTGGTACGATACCGGCCAGATCGCGTTGTACTTCGGACATATCGAATGCTGCGGACCGTAGTCCTTGACAAAGTACATATCAGCGTCAAGTTCGACGCGATTGCCGGAAAAATCAACATAGGAAATGAACTCAACGCTCACAACCGGCGCGAGCGGCAACGCAATCTCGTTGTAATCGCACGGGAATGCGTCGAGTTCGACTTCCCAAATCTGCAAACCAAGTGCCTGTGATGTGCGCTCTTGCGCATACTGCGACGCCACCCGGATTAGTGTTTCAACACGCGTGTCGTCCGTGTTACCCTCAATGCGCGCGTGCGTTTTTGCCTCGGTCACACTCACCGGATAATCGGGCGGTGACTCTTGAAAAGGGGCAAGAATTAGTTTAGATCGCATCCTGTAACCTCACACGCGGAAATACATCTAGCGCGCTGTCGGGCGTGGCGTTTAAGACTTCAACGCCCAACGCCGCAAGTGGTTTTATCAAAGTTTTAAAACGTGGCAGCATCACCAAATCATAAATGTTCGCGGGCACTTTCACAGGGTGCCCACCGTGCCAATGCGTGCGCCCTGACACTGCGCGCATGTCAAAGCCTAGCAAGATAATGCGCTTAACGCCCGCCAAGACAGCAAGATTGATCGCTTGGTAGCCGCTATTTCCGCCGGTCGCCAGTGTGTCGGTGCGCACCGAGAGACCGTTACTCGGTCCATGCCGCAAGCTATGCACGCGTTCGTCGCGTTGCAATAACGCTTCGTTTTCAAGCGTAATAATCCGCCCCGCGAAATGTTGGTATTCGCTGTCAGTGTGGTGCCATCGCCACCAGCGCTCATCGCAAAAATAAAGCGCGTCGGCCCAAGCGGACAATCGGTGGGCGTCATTAATGGCGATGACGCGCGCTTTGCCGCGCACATACTCAACATCGGCGGCGCATAATGAGGGGCCGCCACCTAAAATAACAGCCGTTTCGCCACACCATAAGGGTTGAACCTCGGAATGGCGACAAGCCGGCCAGCCCGGCCCGCGTATGATGACGCTTTGTGCGTCCTCGCGTCGGCGCACGCGGTGCAAGACAGCGTTGCCCGCCTCAATCCATCGGCGGGCAACATGCGCTGGGACATGAAAAATACGCCCCACTTGCCTCGTCGTGCGATCCGCGCTAAACGTTCGCAACACTTTGACCGTGACAATATCAGTGGGTCGCATCGTGAATAAGTGCCGCGCCCGTGAGGGCGCGGCGAAGGTACTACTCAAAAGCCGCTTTTACTTAGCGGTCGAAGGTGCCAGTCACAAACGCAGTCGGGCGGTAGATTACCAGCGCGGTGCGCTCTTCGGCGAGGATTGCGACCATGTTCTTGACAAAGAAGTCGCTATGCTGCTCCGCAATGCGAACGGTTGCATCTTCCCGGTCGAAAATCGCGCCGCCAAGGGCGAACGCGCCAACGAGGAAGTGATTTGCCGTCATGCTTTGCGTTGCAACTACCGGCAGACCCCACAACATCGGGTCCGTGGTACTCTGCGGATCGCCGAAGATGTAATTGCCGTTCGCGTCTTTCAGCAAACGCATGTCGGTCCACGTAGTCGGGTGGATGACAATACCCGTCGCCATGTACTCGGACAACGCCACCTGATTGACGGCACGCAATAGCGTATCAATCAGCGTATCGGGCGAAGCGGACACGTTGTGGTCATACGCGGAAGCCTGCGTAACAACGCCGTTGAGGTTTGCGCCGGTTGCATCACCGAGAAGCAACTGCGTTTCCTCTTTCAGTTTGAGGCCGTAGGTCAAACGGCTATTGATATGCGCCGCCAACATGGGCGCATCGGTCAACACCTGACGCGACGCGGGGATGAAGTGCGCGATGGTTTGCACCGCTTCACTGTCCAGCGTAAACGTCATGGCCGATTCCGCCTTGCTCACATTCTCGAAGTTCGGCGAGGAATACTGCCCGGCCGCATTGTTGGTAAAGCCTGACTCACTTGCGAACTCAATCAGGTTGCTCTGCGTCGGGATCACGGGGAAGAGATCACGCACCGTCAGACGGCGCTGGCCGGGGACGATAATGCCGGAGACACGGTCAGCGGGTACAAGCGGCTGATTCTGACCAGTGGCATTCACGATTGCGGTTTTGTGGAAGCTGCCCACGGTGACCGCTTCCATGCTGCGTACCTTGCCCTGCGCTTTCTGCACAGCCTGATAATCAGCGGACGCGGTGACGATTTCGCCAACACTCTTGGCGGATTCACCGGTGGTCGTGGAACGCTGCGCGCCTTTCTGCTCAATATCACGCATGCGTTCGCGCAATTCCGCAATGCCTTCGGACGCAGATTTGCCGGAAGCGATAACCTCCTGCAACTTCGCGCTGGTTTCAGCGGTTACGGTGCCAAGCTTCTTGACTTCGCCGGTTGCTTGGTCCGCGATGGCCTGTAGTTCCTCGCGGTTCTTCGACATGGAAAGTTCAAGCCGGGTCAGACCCGATTTAACTTCCTGAATTAATTCATTTTTTTCAGTCATACTTCCCTCAATTAATGGTTGAATTTCGCAGCCAGTTCCGCCACCATCTGCGCTACCTCGCGTGAGTCGTCGTCATGCGCATCGCGCGCAGACTCTTCACCTTTCGCCCAGCCATGTCGTGCCAACTGCTTGGAACGCTGCCGGGAAAATCCCGCAGCATGTAAAAATCGCTCGAACTCTACTACATTGCCAATCGCGTCCACTGCCTTCACGTCAGTTATTGCGGCTTGTGGATTCATGGCGAATACGACGGGGCTAATTTCCCACAGTTTCAATGCGGTTAGATGTTGCACGCCGTTGTCGTCGATATACGCCCCGCCGGGGAGGATGTCGTAACCGATGGACATGGTGTGGATCGTTTTCGCTTTCATGTGCGCCAATAAAACGCGCGCTTGTGGGTCTTCCATCACCAGTTTTCCGTCGAAGGCGAGCCCCTTCTCGTCTTGCGTAACCGACGCGGACCCGACCGGGAAACTAAAGGCGTTGTGATTAAAGAGCATGACCACATCGCCGGTCGGTGTACTCACAAATTCCTTGAAGGCGCCCGGGTCAACAATGTCCCCGCCTAAATCTTCGTTGCCGAAGATGGATGCATATCCCTTGAAACTGCCAAGCGTCCCATCCTCAGATAGTTTGTATTCAAGCGGTACGATCAACTTACGCATTATTACTGCCCCCGTTCCCGTTAATTTGCGCCTCCGCCAGGGCACTCAACAGCGCCGCAGGCGTCAGGTTGGTTTGCACTGTGTAGTCGTCGAGGCCATCTACACGCGAGCGATTCTCAAGCGCGCGCACTTCGTTGCGCGAGTACACGCCGTTTTGCAGCATGCGCGCATAGAACTCACCGCGCGCCGCCGTGTCGGCGCGCAATAGTCCCTCAAAATTGAAGCGTAGAAAATAACCCTTCGCGCGATCCGCGGGTGTGAGCAGCCACTTATTAAAACTCTGTTCGATGCGCGTGAAGTACGGCATCAACGTGTGGGTGGCGAGCGATTGGCCCTGCCATTCGATGTTATTGTTTGTGCTGCCTTCCATTTCCTGCACCATGTGCAGCGGCATGCGGTAGATACGGCAGATTTCCGCAATCTGGAAGCGCCGCGTAGCGATGAATTGCGCATCGTCAAGCGGCATCGTCACGTTCACGTGCTTCATTCCACCTTCAAGAATGAATGGTTTGTGCGCGTTTGCGAGGCCCGCGTACTGCTCCATGAGCTTCTTAATCGCGTGTTCGCGCTTGTCAGTCTCGAGCCACTCTGGAATTTCAACGACGGTGCCCATGCGCATGCCTTGGCCATAGAAGCGCGCGCCGGATTCTTCCGCCGCCATGGCAAGGCCGATAGCTTGCCGCATCAAGCCGATAGGGGACAAGCCGACAAGGCCATTAAAACCGAACGCGGGGATATGCCAAATCTGTGCTTGGTCGTAGTCGGTATAGCCCGCGCCGTCACTTACGCGATAAATGCGCGGTTCGTACTTGCCGGCGCGCGTAACTGTCACTTTCGACGGTTCGAGCGGAATCAGCGAGATCACGCCGGTGCGATTGCGCTCAATCAGCGAGTATGCGTTGCCGTCAAGGCACATCGACAACGCGAGTGCTTCGCGGTATTCCTGCGAAGTCATGTCGGCGTTGGGCGAATTGATAAACACGTCGCCGACATTTAAATCTGACGCGATCACCGCGTTTCCGGACGGTTCGGTGCGCATTACATGCACCGGCAGGCTGCCCAAAGTCTCCGCAATAATACGCACACACGCCCAAACGGCGGTGATCGACATGGAAGTGTCGGGCGTGACTGTCTTTCCGGCGTAGGTTTGACCACCCATCATGTAGCGCAGCGTGTTGGAACTCTGATAGCCCAAGCCCTTCAATAGCCGCCCGGCAATGCGTTGAAATAGATTCATACCTTTGCGTTCAGCCATTCGTCAAAATTTCCTTTCGGAAGCGCTGCGAAAGCGCGATTTGCGGCATTTAAGAGCGCCATTACCCCGTCAATTTTACTATCAGGGTCTTTTAAATTTTTGTTCGGGTACACGTCGCCGCGAACGTTTTCTTTCGTGGTGACGTTGCCCATCATCCAGTTAGCAACCGGGTTGTTACCGTGTGCCAACTTACCCGACAACACCATGCGCTCGACCAACTTCATCGGCTCGGAAAGGTACTGCATGCTTTGCGGCACCTTTACCATCGGCAGGCTCTTCTCGGTCAGATCAGACGCAAAATGTGCCGCTTGGAAGGGATCGTAACCCACTGATTCAATGCGAAATAGTTTTTTCGCTTCGACCATGTCGTGTTCGAGCCTGTCAAAGTCCGTCACATTGCCGTGCGTGAGGTTCAAAAACCCCATCTTTGACCATGCCGCGTAGTCGGCGGCGTTGTTCCCAACGCGCGCGGAGTCCTCGGGTAAGTAAAAATCCCAGTAGACATACCATATACCGTCGCGTTTCTCGGGCGGAAACAGGTAACAAATGGCGCTCGGGTCATTGGTAATGCCCAAATCCACGCCCGCAAAGCACTTTTTTCCCTTTAACTTCGTGCGCTTAGGCGGCGCGGGGCACGCTTCCCATGCCGTCATGTTCATCCATGCGGCCTTCGCACCGCACCAGATGTTAAGGCGCTTGGTCTTATAGGCGTTCTGCAAGTACGCAGAACGCACGGCGGCCGCTAGATCGCGTTCCAAGCGATCCGGCAGGATACTCACGCCGTAGTTCGGGTTCGCCTTCTGCGCAGTCGCCAACGTGGACCAGTCGTCGTCTGCATCCGCTGCGTAGATCAGCGTAAAGAACTGCTCGTCGGTAATGCGCCCCTCTAGCACTGCAACCGCGTACAAATGACGCTGATAGCATGGCCCGGACAGGCTGGTGCCTGCCGTGGTGACAACGTACAGTAGCGGCTGCTCACGTGCGCCCATGCCCAGCGCCATGGTATCGTACAACGCGGGCGTCAAATGTTCGTGAAACTCATCGATGATCGCGCACGATGGCGAGCTACCGTCGCCCGGCTTGCCAACAACCGGCTCAAGCCGCGAATTATCAGCGGGGATTAATAGGCCCGCACTGTTTACTTCGATGCCATACCGGTTACAGAACGCGGGGGTCTGAATCGCCATTTCGCGGGCCGGGCGGAATACTTCCCATGCTTGGTGCTCGTCGGTAGCACCTGTATAGACTTCCGCACCAAACTCGCCATCCGCTGCAAGCATGTAGTTCGCGGTCGCGGCGGCGTCAAAGCTCTTACCGTTCTTGCGGGGCACTTCCGTAAAGGCTTCGGCAAAGCGTCGCAAGCCCGTGCCCTTGCGCACCCAGCCAAACAACACCGACGTGGCCCAACACTGCCAGCCCTGCAACGCGAACCGCTCACCACGCTTTGCCCAGCCCCCTTTTACGTGGGGCATCAATGACTTAAACTTGCAGACGCGCTCCGCTTTGGCGCGGTCAAACTCATACGGAAACTCGGGCGTGCCTTGTCGCGCCAGATCGCGCGCCTGCCGCTCAATGCAAAGCCGCGTCAAGCGGCCGACGCGAATCTCGCCCGCCAGCACCGCGCGGGCATATTCTTCGCCGCGCGCGACGTGAGGGTACACAAGCGCGGCTTTCGTCATGGTTAAAGGTCCGCGAACTCGCCCGCGCCTGCTTTGCCTGACTGCTGTCCGCCTGTCTTAATCTTGGTGCGCGCGGCGGGCGTTAAGCCCAACGCGGTCAACAACATAACGGTACGACGTGATGCTTCGCTGCACTGTGCGAATTCGGGGCGCGCTTTCCACGAAGAGCCGTGCATGGTCACTTGCTCATACGTACTTCCGTGTTCTTCCAGATACTTCGACAGCGCCGCGACTTGATACATGCCGTGCGCCGCGAGGTTGACGGCTTCCTCATGCGTGCGGCTTGCACCGCCGCTGCCTTCCAGCTTCGCCACCAGTTCTTCGAAGAATGGGGCTGCGGCTTTTGGAAGCCACGCTGACATGCGCGGCTTTTCTGCGGAAAGCGGGGGCAGCGAATTAACCCCGACGTTCACGCGTGATTTATTTGCCACGTTGAAACCTCATTTATAACAATAAGTTATATAGAACGACACCACTGCGCGAATTCCGACATATGGTGGACCCTAATTAATGCGTTTTTGAC